TATCGAGGAGGTGATACCAATGGACAAGGAGATTCTGAAACAGTACATAGATGCCTGCGAGCAGGTGAAGGAAGCGAAGGAAGATATACTGAGGCTTAAGAAGAACCGGAAGAAAATCGTGCAGGACCGGGTGTCCGGATCGGCGCATGAGTTTCCGTATACCGCCAAGAGTTTCCACATCGAGGGCCTGTCATATCCGGTGGTGAAGGATCCGGATGAGCTGGATCGGCGGGAAGCAATCCTTCAGGAGCGGCTTCAGAAGGCGGAGGAGATCAAGCGCCAGGTGGAGGCGTGGATGCTCACAATTCCGCAGCGGATGCAGCGGATCATCCGATATCGGGTATTCGAGGAGATGACATGGGCGGAGGTTGCGCAGCGGATGGGACGGCGGGCGACACCGGATGGAATCAGAAAAGAATATGAAAACTTTATGAAGGCAGCGTAAGTTTTTCCGTTTTTTCCTGTTTTTCCGTTTTCCAAATGTTATAGTGTAACCTGAAGCCAAAGGCATACGGCCGGCGGCTTCCAACACCTTCCTTAAAGCGTGAGACGTCTGGTACCCCTGCCGGGCGTCAATTATCGGAATGTAGCTTAATGGGCAAAGCAGCGCAGGAGATGATCCCTGCGGAGCGATCGAGGTTCGACTCCTCCCATTCCGATTTGCGAGATGGAGCAGATGGCAGCTCGCCAGGCTCATACCCTGGAGGTCACAGGTTCGAGTCCTGTTCTCGCTATTGGCCTGGTTTAGGGATCTCCACCCAGACATTCCAGGTAATATAAGGCACCTTGAAAAAGGGTGCCTTTTTGTCAAGCATATTTTAGAAAAAAACTTCCTATTCTTGAGCTTTTGTGTTAAGATGAAAGCACACACAGGAGGAAGGAATATGAAGGCTAAACTTACAACATTTTTATATTGTTTAGGAACAACTAATATGGATGGGAATAATACGGCTATAAATGCAATGGGAATATTACCAGTATTAACTCCGGAGTTTATTCCTAGTACGTATTCATTTTCAATCATTGTAGGCATAAGAGGTGTTGATGATTCCAAGGATCATTCAATGAATATTGTGTTTATGGACTCGGAGAAAAAAGCGTTAGTTGAGGCGAGAAACGTAACTGTTCCAAGAACTCAGATGAAAGAAAATATGCTGGATTTACCTCCGGAATATAGAGGGTTGACGATTGCCATGGATATGAGAAATGTAGTTTTAAGAACAGAAGGAGTTTATTCTACATTGGTGGAATTTGACGGACAAAAAATGGGGGAGTTTGAAATCTATGCCAAGGCAAAAGACCGAAACATATAGAAAAGGTAGCATTGAACTCAGTAGTGGCAATGTTATATCAGAATCCCCAGCAAGTCCTATTGCTATTGTAGCAGCTGTTATGCTAAATGTTTCAGGCATGGTATTGACACCAACTACATCAAATTATGCATTAAATTCTCAAAATGAAAATATATATATAGAACAAACAAATGCGTCATTTGTTAATCCATATCCTGTAATGAATCTAAAGTATGAAGATGGCATAATAAGAGAGGCTGATAGTGCGTCAAGGTCCAGTTTCGATAACCCAAAAGTCATGGATGAGGATACTTCTGTTGATATCACATTTCAACAAATCATAGGAGATTTGAGAAAGGAGAATGCGGTATTGAGAAGAAGATTGGAAAAAAGTTTACCAACGCATACGATTGTATATATGGTTGGAAGTAGCGTTTTAGGTGCTATCGCCGCAACACTTTTGACATTGCGTGTTTGTTTTAATGTATACACACTAGATCCTTATTATCTGATTTGCGCATTAATTACAGCAGTGGGATTATTTCTCACAGCATTCACTTCATTAAAAGACTGGAAAGGTAATTTGCTTAAATGAAAAAAGATAAAGAAGTATATTCGAGCATTGCTAAATTATTAAGACTTGAAACAATGACAATGGCAGGGAGAGTGAATTTAACATTTACAGTGGTATTGGCGATGTTTGCCATAATATATACTTCTAGTGATAAAGTATGTTATTTGATTTCGGCAATAAGGGATACAGTAAAGACTATAGTATTAAAACAGAATATTTCCGACTCATACCAAACAGTAAGCATATTTAAGATGGTAGTTCCAGTAATAGTTTTGATGATTGCTTGCATGTTTTATTTGTACTGGGACGACAAGAAGAAAAATGAGATGGAAGATAAAGAATAACAAAGGAGCCACCACCGCGTGGCTCTTTTCTTTTACCCAAAACCGACGAATCGGAGGTGATGAGCATGGCCAGAGCGCCGGATCCGAGAATTGAAAAGGCGAAGACCATGTACCTGGAAGGTATGAAATTAGTTGAGATTGCAAGTCAACTAAATCTGCCGGAGGGAACGGTCCGCCGATGGAAGTCCACACATAAGTGGGAAAACGAACGCTCGGATAAAAATAGCGAACGTTCGGAAAAGCGAAAGCGCGGCGCGCAGCCGGGGAACAAGAACAGCTCTGGTGGTCCGCCGGGGAATAAGAAAGCAGTTACCACGGGAGAGTTTGAGACTCTCCTTTTTGATTGTCTGGAACCGGAGGAGCAGCGTCTTGCACAGGCGGTTCCAGAAGATAAACAGACGCTGCTCATGCAGGAGATCCAGCTCCTTACGGTTCGGGAACGTCGGATGCTGAAGCGGATTGACCTTCTGAGACAGTCTCCGGATGATTCCGAAGAGGTCTCCGGAGATGAGACAGGGATGACTGTTGTGAGTCATAAAATGGGAATCGAAAAGGACAAAGATACAGATCTTCGTGAATATCAGGGGAAGCTGGGGCAGATCCAGCACATTGAGGAAGCCTTAACCAGAGTTCAGGCAAGAAAGCAGGCTGCAATCGATGCGCTGCACCGGTATGGCGTGGATGATGCACGTTTGGAGATCGAGATGATGAAGCTTGACCTGGCGGCGCTGAAGCTTGGCGGTCAGGAGCAGGAGATTGAGGATGACGGATTCCTGAATGCACTGAATGTAGAGTCCGATACGCTTTGGTGTGATGTTGATGGAGATTAAAGATCGTATCGCCGATATGCGCGATAAGCTTCAGAAGATGAAGTCAAAGCGAGGGATTCTGACGAAGGTTCAGATATTCAAGTTCCAGCCGTTTTCCAGAAGACAGAAACAGGTTCTTACCTGGTGGATGCCGGGGAGCCCTGTGAAAGATTATGATGGCATTATTGCGGATGGTGCGATCCGATCGGGAAAAACGGTCTGTATGTCGTTGTCCTTCGTGTTTTGGGCGATGGAGAACTTCAATGGTCAGAACTTCGCCATGTGCGGCAAGACGATTGGTTCTTTCCGGAGAAACGTTCTATTCTGGCTGAAGCTAATGCTCAAGAGCCGAGGGTACAAGGTTGCGGATCACCGGGCCGATAATCTGGTGGAGATCACCCGAAAGAATGTCACGAACTACTTTTACATCTTCGGTGGTAAGGACGAACGTAGCCAGGACCTGATTCAGGGTATCACTCTGGCGGGGGTATTCTGCGATGAGGTTGCGCTGATGCCGGAGAGCTTCGTTAACCAGGCAACAGGACGTTGCTCGGTGACAGGATCCAAGTACTGGTTTAACTGCAACCCGGACGGACCATATCATTGGTTCAAGGTCAATTGGATCGACAAGGCGATCGGATACCTCGGAAAGAAGAAGGCAGCCAGGCTGCAGCAAGAAGCCGTCGCGAAAGGCACGGAGCTGAACCTCAAGAAACTCCTGTATGTGCATTTCACGATGGACGATAACCTGAGCCTGTCAGAAGCGATCAAAGCCCGATATCGCAGCATGTACAGCGGCGTGTTTTTTAAGCGTTACATCGAAGGACTCTGGGCGATGGCTGAAGGGATCATCTATGACATGTTTGATCCGGACAGAAATGTGGTGGACGCAGAAGCCATTGTGGCGGAATACCGGAAGAAAACCGGACGGGAGTTCTGGATCGGCGACAAATATGTCAGCTGTGACTATGGTACCCAGAACCCGACGGCGTTCCTGCTGTGGAGCAAGGGAGCTGATAACAAGTGGTACTGCCGCAGGGAATATTATTATTCGGGCCGCGACAAAGGGCAACAGAAGACAGACAAAGAATTTGCTGAAGATCTGACGGCGTGGCTATCCGGAGAAAAGATCCGGACGGTGATCCTGGACCCGGCGGCGGCATCTTTCAAGACACAGTTAGAAAAAGATGGTTACAAAGTAAAGAAAGCGAAAAATGATGTTTTGGATGGGATCCGTTTTGTGGCAACCTTGCTACTTTCGGGTTCTATTTTTATTGATGCATCCTGCGAAAACCTGCTGAAGGAGTTTGCTTCCTACATCTGGGATGCAAAAGCCGGAGACCGCGGGGAGGATAGGCCGGTGAAGGAGCATGATCACGCGCTCGATGCTCTCCGCTATTTTTGCTACACGATCATTCGCGGAGTTGGTGGCATGAAGATTTTAAAGTGAGGTGAGGAAACATGGACATTGAAGTAATTAAGAAGCTGATCCGAAAATATCAGAGTGGGCATACGGATTTCGTGAGGCGAGCTGAAAAGGCGAAGGCTTATTATCGGAATGAGACGGATATTATGTTCCCGCCGCTGAAGGAGGAGCAGGAGAAGAAAGAGAAGCCGCTGCGGAATGCAGACAACCGGATTCCATTCAACTTCCACGGTTTGCTGGTTAACCAGAAGGCATCGTATATGTTTGCGGCACCTCCGATTTTTGATCTTGGAAACAAGGATGCGAACAAAAAGTTAACACAGTTTCTTGGGGATAAATATCCGAAAGTGTGCAAAGACCTGTGTATTGAGGCATCGAACTGTACGGTCGCATGGCTGCATATCTGGAAGGATGGGAAAGGAGCATGGAAGTATGCGGTAGTTCCGGCAGAACAGATCATTCCGGTATGGACGAGTGATTTGGAAAAGGAGCTTTCTGGCGTGTTCCGGAGCTATCAGAGCATCGATGAGGAAACCGGTGACAGGTATACCGTTTACGAGTACTGGAACGATAAAGAATGCACGGCATACCGGCTAAAAGCGGGAGATGAACTGGATCAGCTGATTCCGTATCAGATGTTTCTGGTTGATCCGGAGCTGTGCGAATATTCGGATTGCTATCAGCACGGAGTTGGGGAGGTACCATTCTTCCCGTTCTTTAACAATAACATCGACACAGACGATCTGAAGAACATCAAGCCGCTGATCGATACTTACTGTAAAGTGTTCAGCGGTTTCGTAAATGATCTGGAAGACATTCAGGAAGTGATTTTCGTTCTGACCAATTATGGAGGCGAGGATCTGGGACAGTTTCTTCGGGATCTCAAAGATTACAAAGCAATCCAGATCGAGAGCGACGGAGATGGGGATCATTCCGGCGTTTCAACATTAACAATTGAGCTGCCGGTAGAAGCCAGAGAAAAGCTTCTGGAAATTACAAGAAAATGTATTTTCGAACAGGGCATGGGTATCGATCCGGATCCGCAGAACTTCGGAAACAGTTCCGGAGTTGCGCTGCAGTTCCTGTATTCCCTTCTGGAGCAGAAAGCCGGCTTGCAGGAAACGGAGTTCCGTTTAGGCTTCGGACGGTTCATCCGCTGCATCTGCCGGCTTCAGGAGATCAAGATCAAAGACGGCACGATCGTGCAGACCTGGACGAGGACCAGTGTAAAGAATGATCAGGAGTTATCCCAGATCGCATCTCAGAGCAAAGGAACCATCTCTGATGAGACGATCGTCAGCCACCACCCGTGGGTAGATGATCCTGAGAAAGAAATGGATCTTTTGAAGGAACAGGAAGAAAGCTCAGCGGCAGATATCTCGGACATGTTCCCGAAAGAAGGTGCATCGGGTGATGAAGGCGGTGATGCGTGATGTCCTACTGGGAGAAACGCCAGGAAGAAGCATACAAGGCCGGAGAGATGCAGGTAAATCAGTATTTCATGCGACTGGAGAAAGCATTTAATCAGGCGAAACGGGAGATTCAGAAGACCGTGGAGAGCTTTTACTGGCGATATGCGAAGGAGAATGGGCTGACGTATTCAGAAGCCCAGAAACGGCTCGATAAAGCGGAACTGGGAGAATTGAAGGACTTCGTTGAGAAGGCAATGAACAACATCGGGAAATATAACCAGGATGTCAACAACATGTCCATCAAGGCCAGGATGACCCGCTATCAGGCATTGGAAGCGCAGGTGGACGCGATCCTCCGGGAACTGTATGCTATGGAGTATGAGGCAGAAGGGACACGGACGATGCAGGAGGTGTACGGCGATACCTATTACCGAACCTGGTATAACATCGATCAGTACCATGGCTTTCATGCCGAGTTCGCCCAGATTGAGCCGAGGACGTTTGAGCAGCTGATCAAATATCCATTCAATGGTGCCAACTTCTCATCCAGGCTCTGGAAGCAGAAAGACCACCTGCAGTCTCAGCTCATGGAATCGCTTACAACTATGATGGTCCAAGGAGCATCCCCGCAGAATCTGGCCGGAGAGTTCGCTAAGAAGATGCAGTCAAAGAAGGCGGATGCGTACCGGCTCCTGCACACGGAGAGCTCATTCCTGATGAGTGAGGCAACTCACGCCGGGTATAAAGAGGACGGCGTGGAGCAATATGAGATTCTGGCCACGCTGGACAGTAAGACCTGCGGCGTGTGCGGGAAGCTGGATGGGAAGATCTATCCTGTTTCGGAAGCGGTGGCAGGAAAGAACATGCCGCCGTTCCATCCGTGCTGTCGCTGCACAGACGTTCCGTATTATCCGGATATGCCAACAGAAGGGCGAACGAGGATCGCGCGTGATGCAGCGGGGAAGAACATATCTGTTCCGGCGGATATGACGTATGAAGAGTGGAAGAAACGGTTCCTGGAAGAAGATTCACATGCGGAATTGAAATCACCTCCTACAAATGATAATATTGTAGATATAAAGTTCAGATCACAAAAGAGCAGTGGAGAGGTTCGTGAGGATAGGAAAACAGTTGTAGAAGCGTATGTTACATTGCCTTCAAAGGTGCAGCGGATTATGGCGGATATAACGGTTGATCTTGGAAATCCAGGGAGCGCCTGTGACTATGAGAATGGTATTATTTATGCTGCATCAAATGCGGAAAAGGAAGATATCTATCACGAGTTTGGACATCTGATTGAACATAGGATGATGCATCCGGCGGATGTTGAGGCGTATAAACAATATCTGGTAGAGGGACTTACGGATGCAGATATCACTCAGGAAACGTATTACAACACTTCAGGACAACCGCAGACAGTTTTTATCGTTCATGGGGATCGCTTTGTAAGTGAGTATCAGGGGCGCATATATGTAAATTCGCTTTCAGAAGCAATAAATGCAGATGGAAGCATAAAAACTGAACGGATGCTTGAAACTATTTCGGAGCCATTTAGACTGTATCAAAAGAAGCAATTAAATGGACATCAGGAAATCTATGATTTTATTGAGAGGGTGTTAAAATGAGTCTAAAAGAAGAACTTCTGCAAATCAAAACATATGAAGAGTATGAACCTCAGAGAGAAAAATTCCGAAGTCTTGTTAGGGACAAAGAAGTGTTGGAACATTTGAATATGCTGTATGGAAAAGGATACGTTGGTGGAGACATTGAACATGGTCTTATAGAAGAGGTTTACAAAACTCCGCCAGGTCAGGGAAAACAACGCATTGGAAGATAATGAAATCAACCACCGGTCAATAGGCTGGTGGTATTTTTATACCCATTTTCAGATGTTGCGGCACCGCAACAAATAGGGAGGTGATTACAATAGGATTTTTCAAGTGGATCAGATGGATCAGGCAGCACCGGTGCAGCCATCACTACCGCAAGCATTGGAGCCGGGATTCTGGTCCGTATGGCGGATATGTGATGCGCTGCTCATTATGCGGGAAAGAGAAGGGGACGGTATGATTGATATTTTTTGTACCGGAGCATCCTTCTACGGCGTAAAGCTCAGCTATGCAGCAATGGAAATCATTATGAGAGAGGATTTTGTAAAAGATCAGGACTTTATTGAGTTTGTCTTTGAAGATGGAACCAAAGGAGCGATCAGAAAGGGTACAGTCATTGGTTTTGCAGAATCAACAGTAGAGGTTTAGACACGCTTAAAAGGCGTGTTATTTTTATGCCCTGCCATAAGGCATAAAACTGGGCGCTACTCTGCCGGGAGTATAACCGGACGATCCCAGTACCCGGAGAGCGGGAATAAAAATCTATGGAGGTAAGCACGATGGAATGGTTAAAGACAATTTTAGAGAAGGCAGTGATCACCGACGGGAAGCTGGACGTTGATGCCACTATGAAGGAAATCAATGGGGAGTTCCCGAAGCATGCAGTACCGAAGCAGGACTACAATGATAAGGTGAAAGAACTGGGAACAGCCAATGATACGATCAAGGACCTTAAGAAAAATAATGCGGACAACGCAGATCTGCAGAAAAAGGTCAAGGACTATGAAGCTGAAGTGGCAGGACTTAAAACAGCAGCGGCGAATACCAAAAAGGAATACGCCTTAAAGGATAAGCTGAAGGAAGCTGGTGCTGTAGATGCGGATTACATCATTTACAAGCAGGGCGGTCTGGATAAATTCACATTTGACCAGGACGGTAAGGTCATCGGATTGGATGACGTTCTCAAACCGATGAGAGAAGCTTCTCCGCACCTGTTTAAGAATGCCGGCGGAACTGGTGGCTATAATCCGGCGGGAGGCGGAAATCCGCCAGGAAATAATCCGTTTGCAAAGGAAACCTATAACCTTACAGAACAGGGACGCCTGTTCAAACAGAATCCGGAGCAGGCCAGACAGCTGGCAGCTGCGGCCGGAGTAAAACTTTAAGAAAGAGAGGAATTTTAAATGGCAGGAACAACCTTACAGGACGTAATTGTCCCGGAACTTTTTAACCCGTACGTGCTTAACCAGACAATGGAGCTGTCTGCACTGGTGCAGAGTGGCATCATTGCAAATAACTCGGAGTTCGACGCTTTGGCATCCCAGGCGGCGCCGACCGTTAACATGCCGTTTTTCGAGGATCTGACAGGAGAATCTGAGCAGGTGATCGAGGGAACAGATCTTGAAGATAACAAGATCACATCAAACAAGGATGTGGCAGCAATTCTCCGTCGTGCAAAGATGTGGTCCGCGACAGATTTATCCGCAGCACTGGCCGGAGCAGATCCGATGAAGGCAATTGGTACTCTTGTGGCACGCTTCTGGGAACGTGACATGCAGAAGGAGTTAATTGCCATCCTCAGTGGTGTATTTGGAACTGTGCCGGCCGGCGGATCCGGAACTCCGCCGGCAGAGACCAGGCTTGAAAGCAACATCCTGGACATTTCCGGATTAAGCGGAACGAAGGCGAACTGGTCCGGAGCTGCGTTTATTGATGCGGAACAGAAGTTAGGTGATGCGAAGGCGCAGTTGACCGGTGTTTGCATGCACTCTGCAACAGAAGCATATCTGAAAAAACAGAATCTGATCGAGACCGTGCAGCCGTCCAATGACGTTGCATTCGGTCTGTATCAGGGAAAACGCGTTATCGTTGATGATGGCTGTCCGGTATCTGACGGTACCTACACGACGTATCTCTTCGGTAACGGGGCTGTAGCACTTGGAAATGGTCATCCTGTTGGATTCGTACCGACTGAGACCGATCGTGCAAAGCGCAAGGGTTCCGGTGTCGATTATCTGATCAACCGTAAGACCATGATCCTGCATCCGAGAGGAATCGCATGGCAGAATGCTGAGGTGGCAAAGACCGAGGGTCCGTCCAGAACTGAGGTGGCAAACCCGAAAAACTGGAAACCGGTCTATGAGCCGAAGCAGATCCGTATCGTGGCATTCAAGCACAAACTGGGATAGGAGGCGTTATGACATTTTCGGAGATGTTAGAGAAAGTGAAGAGTAACCTGAAAATCGAGGATGACACACGGGATCTCAACATCTCCGATGTCATCCTCAGTGTCTGCGATTACTGTAATATGGACCAGGATAAGCTTCCAGAACGCCTGGAGCCTTTTATCCGTAAAAAAGTGAAGGGCGTGATGGATTACGAAACCGTAAAGGGAACCGGTTATCAGCAGGACATTGCCAGCATTAAAGAGGGTGATGGAAGCATTACCTACGCCACGGATGGCAGTAACAGCCGGGAAGGCGTATACGGTTTGTCAGATGCTGATAAAACGGTACTGCGGCGTTACAGGAGGTTGAGAGGATATGTTTAACCCTTATGAAGTAATGTATGATTCGGTTATGGATGTGTACCGGTATCAGGACAAAAAGGATGACGCAGGTTTCGACGCATCCGGTGAGAGCCTGGTGGCATCCAGCGTAAAGTGCCGGTACAGCATTTCAAACCAGGGAGCCGCAGGAAGCCCGGTGCCTTCCCTGCAGGCGGCTAATCAGCTCTTCTGCGGACTGGAAACGGATATCCGGGAAGGTGACAAAGTGGTGGTCACGCTGCACAACGGACGCAGGGTAAAACTTCGGGTTGGAGAGGTGCACCCTTACAGCTTTCAGTACCAGTGCCGAGTAGAGAGGGATGAGAAGGCGTGAGCAGTTCCAATTATCGAAGAAATAAGGCAGCGCTGGATGCATTTCGGAAAGATTTGGAAGCGGAGATGGGAGATCTCTCGGAAATCGATATCAAGCTCTTAAACCAGGCAGTGAATGAAGGGGTGCGGGACATCAAAAAGAATACACCGGTTCGAACCGGACATTTGAGAAAGTCCTGGCGGTCGGCTCCTGCGGTAAAAGGTCCTTCTGGGGTCAAGAAAGTTCTGGTCAATGTGGCGGACTATTCTGAGTTTGTAAACTATGGGCACAGAGTTGTAAGCCGATCGGGAAAGACAACAGGATTTGTTCCGGGAAACCATATGCTGGAGAAAGGTATTTCCTATATCGACAGGCGGCTGATGGGACTTTTCAAAGCAGAGATCGAACGGATCAGGAGGGAACACGATGGTTGAGAGTCTATATAAAGCGATTGCCGCGGAATGCCGCTCATCTGTGCCGGAGCTTAAGAAGATTTACCGGGATAACATTCCACAGAATATGGAATTTCCGTGTATCCTGGTAGAGATTACGGAAACGACGGCAAACCGGCGTCTGTCAGAAAGACAGCGGATCAAACAGAACTTTGATGTTCAGTATTTCCCTGGTAATGAAAGCGAAAACCGCAGAAAAGAATGTGAAAAAGTAAAACAGAAGATGCTCCGGCGTTTTGATGTGGTAAGCGCCGATGGCATCTCTTTTTATGTTAAGAACAAAAATGCATCTATCGTGGATGATGTTCTTCATCTGTTGTTCGATGTGACCTACACCGAATACGAGAAGAAAGAGATCCCGAAGATGGAAGAAATGAACACAAATATAGAAACGGAGGAAAAAGATGGCAGGAATATGGGAAAGCCAGAATAAGGTCATTCCGGCAGCGTACATCAACCTTGTTACCAATACACCGTTGAGCATCACGGCCGGAGACCGGGGAACTGTGGCGCTGGCACAGGAACTGTCCGTGGGAGATGACGGTGCTATCTATCGCATCACAGCGACGGAGGCAAATTATCCGGAGAACGCTACTGCTGCAGATAAGAAACTGGCAAATCTGGCACTTCTGGGAGCCAAGACGGTGCTTTTATATAAGCTTCCATCAAATCATACGGATGATCATGTGGAAGCGATGCTTGCAAAGTTAAAGACGGAAGACGCAAACGTGATCGTGTATCCGTATTTGAAGTCCACAACATCTGCATCAACCGCTCAGCAGACGATCGCAAACTGGGTTAAGGCAATGCAGGAAGAGGAAGGTAAGAACATTACGGCGGTTTTGACCAATTATGTTGCAGACAGCCAGTATGTGATCAACAACGTACAGGGAGTAACGCTTTCAGATGGATCCACACTGACTGCAGCAGAAACAGGTGCATGGATCGGCGGTGTAACGGCCGGGGCAAAGATCACGGAATCCAATACCGCAAGAAAGTTTGTCGGCGCGATCGATGTAACACCAAGAATGACAAAGACGGAGATGGAGACGGCGATCAAGGCAGGGAAACTGATCCTCACGGTGGACAAGTCCCAGAATGTCACGGTCGTGGCAGATGTAAACTCGCTGACAAGCACGACACAGACCCTCGGGGATATCATGAAGCAGAACAGGTCTGTACGTACTGCGTGCGGAATCCGGGAGGACATCGGAACGGTCTGGGATTCCAACATCAAAGGTAAGTACAACAATAACGAGGAAGGACGATCTATTTTCAAGAGCGCCCTGGTTGAGTATTTCGCTGATCTGGAACGCCGTGGTGCGATTCAGAATTTCAGTGCAGATGACATCACAGTAGAAGCCGGAACGGCGATCAACGCTGTGGTAGTAACCGTTGCAGTTCAGCTTGTTGGCAGCATGGAGATTGCCTACATCACAGTAAATCTGACGTAAGGAGGGAGCCAGATGGCAAATTATACACAGCTCAGTGATACCCTCGGTGGATCTGAAGGAAAAGGATTTATCACCCGCAGCGGACAGAACCGTGAAATGTTTGAGATTTCGAAGATTGATGCGCATGTCACACTGACTGTTGCAGAGAAAAAGCTTCTCGGGCACCGTATGAAGCAGCATAAAGTTGTTGGAGCAACCGGAGAGGGATCCGGCACATTTTACTTCATGAATTCGGATGCATTAAAAGAGTTTCTCGGATACAAAAAGAACGGCGTTTACCCGGCATCCACCCTGCAGTTCCTGAATGAAGATCCGCAGTCCACGGTGGGTCGGCAAACAGTAACGCTGTTCCATGTGATCTTAAAGACAGTCCCGGTCGCATACCTGGAAGACGATAGCGAGGACCCGATCACATTTGATTCTGATTTTACATTCGATGACTGTGACTGCCTTGAGGCGTTCCAGTTACCGGAGAATTTTAGATAAGGAGAGAAGACTATGGCAGATATGAAAGAAATGGATTTATATGGCTTTTTACATCCGGAAATAACTCCGGATAAAGAGATTATCGTATCCAGCCGTTTTAAAACAAAAGGAGGGGATCCTCTTCCTTTTGTGATCAGACCGCTGACACAGGATATCTGTGATGCGATCCAGAGAGGCTGCATCAAGACGGATAAGAAAGGGAACCAGACGTTTGACCGTGTGAAGTATGTAGCGGAGACAACAACGGCCGCAGTGGTGTTCCCGGATCTGAAGAATGCCGAGCTTCAGAAAACTTATGGCGTAATCGGAGAGGTGTCTCTTCTCAAAAAGATGCTTTACACAAATGAATATGATCGTCTGATCGATGAGGTTCAGACGCTATCTGGTCTGGAGAATTTCGACGATTTGAAGGATGAAGCAAAAAACGCATAAGGCATAATGATCTGGAATTTTGTCTGGCTCATTATGCCCTGCAGAAACTGCATATTCTCCCTGAAACACTGGCAACGATGCCGATCAGGGAGAAAGCAATTGTATTAGCAAGTATTGAACTTCGAATTGAGGCGGAGAAGAGAGCTGCGAATAAGCATTAGGGAAGGAGGAACCACATGGGAGTACTGAGAGCAGTGTTTGAGTTGCAGGATCGATATTCATCGCGAATCTCGAAAATCATGCAGGCCTCCGACCGGGCGGCAGCATCGATTGAAAAGGCAAGTACGGCGGCCGATAAAGTCAGTACAGGACTTGATAAGGTAGGAAAATCAGGAACAAAGGCTGGGGTAGGATTAAGCGGAGCAGGCGCGGGTGCCGACAAGACCAAGACGAAGATGAAAGGGCTTGGCGATGAGATGGAGCGGACAAAGAAAACTGCTGATCGAGTTGCCAAAGCTCTGGCGGGTGTCTTCGCTGTAAAAACTGCTGTCGATGTTGGAAAAATGCTTGGTTCTGCTTCTGATGCATATGCAAATGCAAATACCAGGCTGAACCTTGTGAATACGGATGATTCCGGGAATGCTATCGACCCGAGTTTCCAGAATAAGGTCTACGCCTCCGCGCAGCGTTCCAGGGCATCTTTTGAGAGCACAGCGAACGGAATTGCCAGCCTGGGCTTAAATGCCAGCAGCGCCTTTAAAAACCAGGATGAGCTGATTGCCTTCGTTGAGTCGATCAATAAGCAGTTTGTAATCGGTGGAACAGAAGCCGGAGCTGCGGCAGGAGCCATGGTCCAGTTAACCCAGGCGATGGGATCCGGCGCACTCCGTGGCGATGAGCTGAATTCCGTCCTGGAAGCAGCGCCGAGCATTGCCAGAAATATCGAAAAATACATGGGATGGGCGGAAGGCTCCATCAAGAAGTATGCCGAGAAAGGCATGCTGTCGGCAGAGATGGTAAAAAATGCCCAGCTTGCGGCGATGGATGAGATTGACCGGAAGTTTAATTCTATGCCGATGACCTGGGCACAGGTCTGGACAAGCGCCATGAACATGATCCAGAAAGGATCAGCTCCGTTCTTGACGGTAGTCAGCTGGCTGGCGAATAACATGTCGATCATCGGACCGCTGCTCTTGGGATTAGGTGCGGCGCTGGCAGTGTACGCATCGTTTACCTATGGAGCGGCGGCAGCCCAGTGGGTATTGAATGCGGCGACAGCGGTGTGGAATGCATTGTGCACGATGAATCCGGCAGGGCTCATGATGATTGGAGTCATCGGTTTGATTGCAGTCCTGTACGCCGGCGTGGCAGCGTTTAATAAAATTACTGGTGCTTCGGTCAGTGCAACGGGAATTATCTGTGGAGGATTTTTTGTAGCTGCACAATTTGTTGTGAATTTAGGCTTGTCAGCGGCGAATGTGTTCCTTGCAATAGCAAATGGTGGACGGGCTGTTGCGTTTAATATCAAAACAGCATTCGGCAATTCAATTCGTAATGTTCAATCGTTCTTTTACAATCTGCTGGCGACGGCGACAGAGGTGATTAGAGGAATTGCCGAGAAGCTCAATGCCCTTCCGTTTGTAAATATTGATGTTGCGGGTTTATCTGGAAAGGCTGACACCTATCGGGCAAAGGCACAGCAATATGCATCGGAAAAAGGATCCTACGAGGACGTAGGCGCCGCTTTTAATAAGGGACTTAATACATTCGATACCTGGAAAAAGGGATGGGCACAAAATGCTTATAATAAAGGCTACAGCTGGGGATCCAACGCAGCCGGTAAAGCAACCGATTTCTTTAATGGCGGTGTCGGATCATCAATCGGAACCGTCGGAGATCCAGCAGTCGTAAAAGGCACCGAAAAGAATGGCAGCATCAAGGCATCCTTAGAAGACGAGGATATTAGTTATCTCAAGGAACTTGCAGAACGTGACTATGTTGCGAGAATCGCCCAGAATACACTGGCACCGAACATCGCAATTACATTTACCGGGGATATTCACAAGGAAACGGATTACGAGCAGATCGGACCGGCAATCGCTCAGATTCTTAGAGATGAACTGGAAACAGCACCGGAGGGATTATACTGATGAGCTACAGCGTGTACATCAAATACAAGAGTAAACGGTATAAGCTTCCGGTGAACCCGGAAGAAATCAAGAAGAAACAGAAGCTGAATATTGAGAAATACCAGGTGCTCGGCAGCGGGCAGGTAAGTGTTCCAACTTACCAGGCATTGAATGAGTATAACTTCGAATGTGAACTTCCGCACCATGAGATGCACTATATGGAACCGGGCAGCCGCGCGGATCCGGACTGGTACATTCGAATGCTCACGAAAGCACAAAAAGAGAAAACGCCGGTCCGGCTCATTTATTCCAACGGCATGACGGATGATGAGTCGGTGATGGTGCTGATAGAATCCTGTGAAATTTTGGAAAAATCGGGAGAAGAAGGGGATAAATATCTGACCCTCTCGTTTCTTCAGTATCGGAAACCGTCAAAGAAATACCGCGCGGTTGTGACACCGGTAGCGACGGTGGCCCAGCCAGAGACACCGCAGCCGACGAACCCGGCAGTGGAGGAAGGAAAGACATATACTGTGCAGAAAGGAGATTCCCTCTGGAAGATTGCAAAACAGTTCTATGGGAATGGGGCACAGTATTCGAAAATCGTAAGTGCGAACGCGGATAAGATCAAAAATCCAAATTTGATTTATCCGGGGCAGGTATTCACGATTCCATCATGAGGAGGACGTTATGCAGCTATGCGTGGAAAATAATGGTGTGATCTATGAAATATCAGAAATGTGCTCGGAGCTTAGCTGGCAGGACAAATTGAATTCTGGCGCTTCCGTCCTGGAATTTACATACCTGTATGACGGAGAACTGATGATCAAAAATGGAGATGTCGTCCGACTCACTAATACCAGTGAGAAGGATGGCATCTTTTTCGGAGAAGTATTCCGTGTCAGCATGGGTGAAGACCGGCGGGTGAAAGTAAAGGCGTATGATCAGTTACGACGCGGAAAGTCTAAAGATATCATTCCATTAAAAGGCGGACAGGACGATGTGGTATCCGTTACTCAGTCGATGTGCAGATATCTGAATCTAACGGCCGGGGATATGCCGACAGGAATTTCATACAAAGTTCCAAAGGATAAAGTAAAGTACCAAGACACATGGATTGATGTGATCTATGGACTGATCGGAGATACCCTTCTTAATACAAAAACTGCGGATAATCCGCAGGGAGAATGGTATCGTTTGGCGGACGTTTACGGAAAAATCCGGTTGGATAACCTCCGGGACCTTCAGCTCCCTTTGGTACTTGGTGATGATTCCCTAGCATATGGATACAGCTGGGAGAAGTCCATCGATGATGAATTTTACAATGTGGTGAAGATCTCCTGGATGGATGAGAAGAACGGAAAGGCGCAGACCACTCAGGCTGCAGATCAGGATTCAGTAAATCGATATGGAAACCTGCAGTATTATGAGCATGTTTCGGATAAGAGCGCTGACGCGGGAAAGCTTCAGGAGAAGGCGAAGAAGCTTCTACAGCTATATAACCATGAGAAAGAAACGATAAAGCTGTCCTGTATCGGGGATCATTCTGTGAGAGCTGGATGCAGTATTTATGGCAGCATTGCAGATATCGAACTGGACCGGCGTGTGATCGTAAAAGAAGTAACACACAAATATTTGCCGACGCACACAATGGAACTGGAGGTGATCGCCCAATGATGCTGACGGAAGAACTGAAGAAAGTGATGAGCGCATTTCTGAACAATCAGAAACTACCCGCGATAATTGTGGGTACCTATGACGGATCCGGGGTTCGGGTGAATGAGAAGTTCAAGATCCCGACGGCACAGCTTTCTGGAAACATGAAAGCGCAGCTGAGGACAGGAGACAAGGTCCGCATGATTGCGGGAACCGGTTGGGAGGAATTCTATGTGCTGGAGGTTATCGAACGACGCCTGGCCTTCAAGGATGAAATAAAAGAGGAGGCGCTGAAGTAATGGCTTTGACAACAGATACCAAAATTCAGAAACAGACATTCTCAAATCAGAGCTACAACGACTCCGGTATCCGTATTCGTGGAATGGTAAATGATCTGGAGGCACTGGGGCAGGCAATCCGGAAACGACTCTCGACGCAGCAGTTTGAGTATCCGATCTACAGCTTCGATTATGGAGTGAACTGGCGGGATTTGATCGGACAGGATCAGGAGTATATTCGGGCTGAGATGCAGCGGATGATCCGGGAGACACTGCTGCAGGACGACAGGATCAGCGATGTGTCCGGCTTTTCGTTTGAGTTTAAGGGAATCACCTGTGTATGTTCTTTTGATGTGTTGAGCATATTTGGTCAGTTACGGGAAGGAGTTGAGGTGAATGTTTGAAGATAAGACGTATGAAAATATACTTCAAGGTATGCTCAATCGTGTCTCTAATGATGTGGACAAACGAGAAGGCAGTGTGATTTATGATGCCCTTGCCCCGGCGGCGTATTTTCTGGCAGATCAGTATTTTCAGCTGAGTAACTTTGTTGACCTTGTTTTCCCGGACACAGCGGTCGGAGAGTATCTGGACCGTGCCGTTAGCGGATATGGAGTGAATAGAAAAGTAGCAAGCCCGGCAGTTCGGAAAATCGTAACATCCGGAGATGTTGCAATCGGGACAAGATGGATGATCAGTGATGTGGCATATCGGATAATCGGTCGGATAGATGAAAACGTCTATGAGGCAGAATGCGAGACAGCAGGGAAGATCGGAAATACATATTCGGGCTCTCTGGAGCCGCTATCGGCAGTTTCGAATGTGACCGCAGAACTGACAGACATTATTACTGATGGAGCCGATGAAGAGGCAGATGAAGCGCTAAGAGAACGCTTCTATGAGAAGGTACGGAATCCGGCGACATCGGGAAATAAACATCATTACAGACAGTGGGCTCTTGAAGTCCCTGGCGTCGGAGATGCGAAAGTATTTCCTCTTGATTCTGGAGATGGGACATTAACAGTACTGATTGTAGATGTAGACAAGGCGAGAAACCCTTCGTTGGAGCCTGCCGTGCGAGATTACATAGAAACAGTTCGTCCAATCGGAGCAACGGTCACGGTCTCGAGTCCGACAATGAGGTCTGTCAATGTGTCAGCGAATGTGATTCTGGATGGAACAAAAACGTTGGATGATGTGCTTGCTATGTTCAAGAGCCAGTTCACGGAGTATTTGAAATCGTTGGTTTTTGTGGAGTATCGTGTCAGCTATGCGAAAATCGGAAGTCTTCTTCTCAATATTGAAGGAGTCCAGGATTACGATGATTTAAGGCTTAATAATTCCACCGGCAATATCATAGTAGGAGAGAAAGAAATTCCTGCGATGGGTACGGTAAGTCTGGAGGAGGTGTATATAATTGCGGCTGATTGAGGTCTTACCAGACTATTACGATGATAACGAAACGATGCAGGAGATTCAGGGAAATCTATCGCAGGAGTCGGATAACTTGGAAGATGGACTTGCAAATACCTTAAAGGAGATATATTGGACAAGCGCTACGGGAAAAGGATTGCTCTCAAGACATGAGAGAATATTCGGAATTATCCCTGATGCAGGAAAATCAGATCGTTACCGGAGAGAAAAAATTTCAGCAAAAGCGGCGGGGGCCGCGACCACATTGGTGGCGCTGATCCGGAATATCGCAGAAAGTTATACCAATGCAGCGGTAGAGATAAAAGAGGATAACCCGAAATACAGAGCAACGGTTCGGTTTACGGGAACATCGGGAATTCCTGGGAACATCAAAGACATCAAAGAGAGTATCGAAGAAGCGATTCCATGCCATATCAGGATATTGTATGAGTATATTTTCAACACCTATGGAGCTGTTGGAACCTTCACGCATGAACAGCTTGCTGCATTTACTCATTATAAGATTCGAAATGGACACTTGAAGACCAGAATCATGGAGATGGGGACTTATCAGCATATCGAACTTGGGCAGCTGACTCATGATCAGATTACGAAAGGAGATTTACCGAATGGCAACTAACACAACAAATTATGGCTTTAAAAAGCCAGATGAAAGTGATTTCTATGACGTGGCGGATCAGAATAAAAACTGGGATCTGGCAGATGAAGCACTGAAAAATCTGGATACGCCGACATTTGAAGACTATACTGGATCAACCGCAGTTCCGTCAGCAACGGATGCAATCGATCAGATCAAATCGAAAGGAAAGCTGGGGACACTCTTATCAAATATCAAGGCTGCATTTAAAGGGGCTTGCTTAATTGGCCATATTGTCAACAACTGCGTGACGGACAATTCCAGCTTACCTTTATCAGCAGCGCAGGGGAAAGTGCTGAAAGACCTCTACACTCAATTGTATAGTGACTCCCAAGTACTTGCTAATAATTTAAGTAGGAGATTATTAGTTGGAAACGAGATCGCATCCGCTGATCTCTTAAATGATAACCCTGCCGAACGATTTGGCACGTTATCTATACGTTTTAGTGACGGGACAATAAATCAATTATTACTATTAAAGGACACAGCGGCTGTTACCATTTTTAGAAATAATGTATGGGCAGAGCAATATCGCTTTGCGACAACTACCTCGCAAGAAAAAGCTATTTCTAATGCGATAGCCAATTTACAGGAAAAAACAACCTTACAAGAGAAATATATGACTTCCGAGACGCAAACATTAACTTCTGATTCTGCTACATTGGAGAACAGCGAAATAACAATACCTTTTGACTGTATCATGATTGGCAATTGGAAAGTTTTATGTAGTTCTTCGGATTCTAATGCAAGCTTTTACTATATGGTAAATAATGCATATATCCAGGGGCGTGCTCAATGGGACGGAGCTGTTCAAACAGATAATACAGTGAACATATTTGTAATGAATAGATTTACAAAGGGACAAAAATTAAGCGTATCTGTTCAGGGAAATTGCAGTGTACGAGGAAACAATACTTCCCTGACACGATATACTTTTACCTTTATTCCGGTGTGATCAATGCAGTTACGAATTTTCCCATGCCGTCCATGTTTTATCCCACCATTGTTTAAAACGCCAAGCGATTAGTTTTCCTTTTGTGCTGTAAGCTCGTTCAATGGCAGAGTCGCTATTGTTTCCAACCATAAAATGTTCAATTATAAATAAATGCGAACCTGTTAATGTAGGAATTGCGCCAGTTGTATCATTAGATGTAAACTGTAATATAAAATTTTCCTCTTTGCTTTCGTAAGACGAGAGCACTGTATCCGTGTTTTTTTCTGCTGATACATACCGGTTAATCTGTTTAGATCTAACCGGTTCCAAATCACTCTTTGTAACATATTCTATCCAGGCATTTACAGCTTTGGACCAAGCCCACATTTTATTGGAATTTTTCGCAAACGCTATCACCGTCATGTAATTGTTCCAGTTCCCATAGCAGAAAGCAAATCCTTCCTGGCAATCGGTGAAACCAGCTTTAAAAGGAGTATTTAGAGTATTTCCATTCCATTCAACAAAAGTCGGCGCTGAATAATCTGCAAATAAATCAGAACATGAAATTGCCTTACTCAAATTATCGGAAACCGTTCCCACCTCACTATACAATTGAGGGAAAGAAGAAAAATCAACTCATAGAGACAAAAGTCAATTGAAAAATCACATAAATTTGAAAATTCAGGATCCGCGAGGGTCCTTTTTATATACAAAAAAATAAATCATGGAGGTAAAAATCATGGAAAAAATCAAAGTCAAGGGTAAGCTCTACGAGATCAGGAGCATCCAGACAATCGAACCGCATGTGCTGCAGATCGTTTTCACAGGTACACCGCCAACAAAGTGGAATGGTGACATTGTGCTTTACACGGCCGGTGATATCGAGTGTGCAACGCTGACGGGATGGGAGACTGTGTACCGCGATGAGGGGAAGACTATCTATTTATCTGATGACGGCAGTACATACAAGGCACCGGATCCGGACACTGGTGGCGAGATCCTTCCGCCGGAGCCGTATGTACCGACTCTGGAAGAACTGCAGGCAGCGAAAAAACGAGAGATCAGTCAGGCATGTGAGACCGCTATCTATTCCGGAGTCGATGTCAAGCTGTCGGACGGATCCACGGAGCATTTTAGTTTGACGGAGCATGATCAGCTCAATCTCTTCGGTAAGCAGGTACAGCTTGCATCAGGCACCACTGAGCTTGAGTACCACGCGGACGGTCAGCCATGCCGGTACTACACAGCCGAGGACATGCAGATCATCACATCCACGGCAATGGCTTATGTATCTTACCATACGACCTATTGCAATGCCGTAAACATGTGGATTGCAGGATGTGAGACAGCAGATGAAATACAGCAGATCTATTATGGTGCAGATGTGCCGGAACAGTACCAGTCAGATGTCCTCAAGGCATATATTGCATCAATGAAAGAAGGTGTGAGTGATGTGGATGAGTCACAGGC